AGACAAGAATCCTAAATGGACAAAAATTATTGAAAAAAGAATTGGATGTCAGAGTGGATGCTTAGCGGCAGCCGCTAATGAGAGTCCTGCTGCCTTTAGTGAGGTTCTTAAAAAAACACCTGCAGCTGCACGTTCATTTTTAGGTATGTTGGGTAGAGGCGGATTGAAAGCTGCGCCGCTCGCAGCAGTTGCTGCGCTAGGTGCAGTTGCAGAGCCTTTAGTGAAACGATTTAGAAATGATGACTATTCAACTTATTTATCGGATCCAGAACAACAAGGATCAATGTTGCTTGCTATGGTGGAAGCAGAAACTCCAAAAGTTGATGAAGAAATTTTAAAATGGCAATATCCAGGGATGGCTGGAGCAGCTGCAGCCGCGATTCCTGGTTCCAGTGCCATGATGAAAGCGAGAAAAGCAAAAGGTTTTGGTTTACCGAGACAAGCTCTAGGACCCGTAGGAAAATTTTTAGCAGGATCCTTTTCTCCATTAGGAGTAGCAGCCACGCTTCCTATAAGCATAGCAGCTCAAAGAAAAGGAGGAACGGAGTGGGGAGACATTGCAACGGATCCTATGAATTGGATGGCACCTGCGTTCGCGAGTACAGGAGCTGAAATGGCAACTAAAGGAATTCAGAATCCAATGTTATTAAAAGCTTTAAGATTAGGAATGAGCCCTAGAACATTATCAATGGTCTCACGAAGATTTGGTTTACCAGGTCTGGCTGTGAGTGCAGGACTATGGGGCTATGATAAATGGAAAAACAGATCGGTCAATGACGAAGATTAAAAGGCTAACACTTACTATTCCCCCTTTAAGAGGACCTAATCCACAAGGGTTGAATGTTCCTTTCAAACAAGTTAAAACAGTGTTAAAATCGGAGAAAATTAATGGCAGACAAAATAGACAAGGCTCTACCGAACGTAGATCCCGAAGTCGTATTACCTGAAGAAGAAATCGTTGTAACTGAAGAAGATAAACTATCGGAGGTAACTCCTGATGGTGCTGAAGTTGTTATGGACGAAGAAGGCGGAGCGGAAGTTAATTTCGATCCGATGTCCCAACAACAGGTTACGCAGGATCATTTTGCCAATATAGCTGAATTACTTCCAGATGATATTTTAGGTCCGATTGGTTCAGATTTAAATGAAAATTACATGCAATATAAAACTTCCCGTAAAGAGTGGGAAGATACTTATATTAAAGGTTTAGACCTATTGGGTTTCAAGTATGTGAATCCAACACAACCGTTTCAAGGAGCAAGTGGTGCAACGCACCCCGTGCTCGCAGAAGCGGTGACCAGTTTCAAGCGCAAGCTTATAAAGAATTACTTCCAGCGATGGGTCCAGTACGGACTCAGATCCTAGGAAGACCGAGCAGACAAAAAGAAGAACAGTCTCAACGGGTTAAGAATTTCATGAACTATCAACTCATGGATGTGATGAAAGAGTACGAACCCGAGTTCGATCAAATGCTTTTTTATCTACCGTTAGCAGGATCCGCTTTCAAAAAAGTTTATTACGATGAGCTTTTAGGACGAGCGGTTTCTAAATTTGTACAAGCTGACGATTTAATTGTCCCGTATACAGCTACCTCATTAGCTGATGCGGAGGCGGTTATTCACGTTATCAAAATGTCAGAAAATGACTTAAGAAAAAAACAAGTTGCAGGTTTCTATCGAGACATCGAAGTGAAACCTGGCTACGATCAAGAAACTGAAGTTGAAAAAAAAGAAAGACAACTTGAAGGAGTTAAAAAAACAAGAGACGAAGATGTTTTTACGATTCTTGAATGTCATGTGAATCTAGATATTGAAGGGTTCGAAGATATGAAGGAAGGAGAACCCACAGGGATTAAACTTCCTTATATCGTGACAATTGAAGAAGGATCAAGACAAGTTTTATCGATCAGACGAAACTATAAACTAGAAGATCCCATGAAACTTAAAATACAATATTTTGTTCATTTCAGATTTTTACCTGGAATGGGTTTTTACGGTTTTGGTTTAATTCATATGATTGGCGGATTAAGTCGTACTGCAACGACGGCTCTTCGACAATTATTAGATGCAGGAACTTTAAGTAATCTTCCTGCAGGTTTTAAACAAAGAGGAATACGTGTAAGAGACGAGGCCCAAGCAATACAGCCCGGCGAATTTAGAGATGTAGATGCTCCTGGTGGAAACATCAAGGATGCTTTTATGACTTTACCTTTCAAAGAACCATCACAGACATTACTGTCGTTGATGGGAATTGTTGTCCAAGCAGGACAAAGATTTGCCGCCATCGCTGATATGCAGGTCGGGGACGGCAACCAACAGGCCGCTGTTGGGACGACCATTGCTCTCTTAGAACGTGGTTCCAGAGTCATGTCAGCGATCCACAAACGAGTGTTTGGGGCGCTTAAACAAGAATTTAATTTGTTAGCGGGCGTTTTTAAAACTTATCTCCCTCCAGAATATCCTTATGATGTGGTAGGAGCACAGCGAAATGTAAAAGTTACGGACTTTGATGACAAAATAGATATTATTCCAGTTGCAGATCCAAATATTTTTTCTCAATCTCAAAGAATTTCTATGGCGCAAACAGAATTACAACTAGCTCAAGCGAATCCGCAGATGCATAATATGTATGAAGCGTTTTACGCTATGTATAGTGCGATCGGAGTGAAAGAAATTGATAAAATTTTACCTCCTCCGCCTCAACCAACGCCTTTAGATCCAGCAGTAGAGAATATTATGGCTTTAAGCAGCAAACCTTTCCAAGCTTTTAAAGGTCAGAACCATCAAGCACACATTACTTCGCATTTAAACTTCATGTCGACGAATTTAGCTCGAAATAACCCAATGATTTTGGGTGCTTTGGAAAAAAACTGCTTTGAACACATCTCCATGATGGCTCAAGAGCAGGTTGAAGTTGAATTTAGAGAAGAAATGATGCAGTTACAACAAATGCAACAACAGGCGCAACAAAATCCAGCTATGCAGCAGAATCCCCAGTTTCAACAACAGATAATGCAGATTTCGATGAAAGTTGAAGCTAGAAAAGCGACTTTAATTGCTGAAATGATGCAAGAATTTAAAGATGAAGAGAATAAAATTATGGGTCAGTTCGGAAATGATCCAATTGCTAAATTAAAAGCAAGAGAACTGGATTTAAGAGCAATGGACGACCAAAGAAAACGAGATGAAGGTCAAGAAAAACTTAATTTAGACAAATCTAAACAATTAATGGGTCAAGAGCAGTTTGATGAAAAATTAGAACAGAATGAAGACCTGGCTGAATTAAGAGCTGAAACATCTTTAACCAAACAGATGATGTCTCAAGATGCTAAGATGCAACAAGATAGAATGAAACAAAGAGACGTTAAGATCTTGAAAGGTCCAAGAAGATAGTATATTAATTTAAAAGGAGAAAATTATGGTAAAAATAACAAAAGAAGTAGGATACCCTGAAGGTGGCAAAAAGTATAAAGGTGCTCCTAAAAATTTTGGGCTTGATCCAAGAGCAAAAGTTCTTGACAGTGCGCTAATAGACAAAGGAACAAAAGTTAAAGTTCAGTCTACAGGCGGACACAAGGGCAGAAAACAAACAGCTACTTGGTTCTAATATGTGGTTTAGTGCTATCAAATTAGCTCTTAACGCTGGAAGTCATATTTATAAAAAGCGTCAAGAGACAAAAATGGCTATGGCTGATGCGCAGCATATGCACGCGCAGAAGATGGCCCGAGGTGAGGAAACTTACCAGGGTAAACTTTTAGAAGCCCGGCAAAACGATTATAAGGACGAGGTCGTTTTAGCGATTCTCACACTGCCCATAATAATTTTGGCCTGGGGAGTTTGGTCAGACGATCCGGCCGCTATGACCAAGATAAATCTCTTCTTCGAGCATTTTAAAGCGCTTCCCTCATGGTTTACAAATTTATGGATCCTTGTATGTGCCAGCATTTTTGGTATAAAGGGTACACAAATATTTAGAGGAGGAAAAAAATAATGCCAGAATTTTTTAGAAGTACAGCAAAGAAACCGGGAATGACAAAAGTTCGTAAAGGATATAAAAGTGGAAGCTTAACAAAAGTATCTGACTATAAGCCAGTTTTAGGAAATAATAAATTTGGTTATCCTAGCGGAGGAGTTCCTGTTAGAAGTTTTAGAGGTGGAGGAGCAGCTCAAAGAGGTTTAGGCAAAGCTTTCACAAAAAAATAATGGACGGCGTAAATTTAATTTACAAATTACAAAAACAAGTTGAAGAATCACAAAGAAATGTGCAAACCTTTCTGTTAAACGGACAGGTTGACAATTATGAAAAATACCAATATATGGTAGGACAGCTTCGTGCTTACGAAGCCATTTTACAGGAAATCTCTACCCTGCTTACAAACAAGGAGCCACAAGATAATGAAAACACAGGAACAGTCATCGATATTAACACCAAACAATAATCTTATTGGTGTAAAAAAATCAAAACCAGAAAAAGTAACTGAAGAGTCAACAAAATTACCTCAACCCACAGGTTGGAGAATATTAATTTTACCTTTTAAAATGAAGGAAAAAACAAAAGGTGGAATCCTCATGGGACAAGATACATTAGAGCGCCAACAAGTGGCTTCTCAATGTGGAAATGTTCTAGCGGTAGGACCCCATGCCTATAAGGATAAAGATAGATTTCCTCACGAGCCATGGTGTAAAGTAGGAGACTGGGTAATGTTTGCACGTTATGCAGGGTCTCGAATAAAAATAGAAGGCGGTGAAGTTCGTCTGCTAAACGACGATGAAGTTTTAGCAACCATCAAGAATCCAGAGGATATCTTGCATGAATATTAACCATAGGGAGGAACTATGCCAAACGTAGAAAAAGATAACATGATAGACTTGCCATCAGATGGACCTGATGTGGAAGTTACTTTACCTGAAGAAAAGATTAAAGAAGGAGCACAAGAAGTAGCGGTTCCTGAAGTTAAACCAGAAGGTGAAGTAGAAGTAAAAGAAGAAGCACCTAAAGAAGAAGCACCTAAAGAACTTATACAAGAAGCACCTAAAGAAGAAGCACCTAAAGAAGAAGCAC